AGAACTTAATTGATTACCAGAACAATATAATATTTTTAGATTTTTTGGTAAAGTTGGCAAAGAAGTTAATTGATTATTAGAACAATCTAATTCTTCAAGATTTTTAAATCTTGTTAAATCTGGCAAAGATTTAATGCCCTTGGAACTAATATTAAGTTTTAATATGTCTTCAGATAAAGAATTTAAATATGTTTCAATCTTGGTTGTCATTTTGTTATATGTATATGCTTAGTGAATTATACAATAATTTTAAATCAATTTTTTATAATTATTTATGAAGTAAATTTATAAATAATCGGCGATTGAAATGAAAAAAGGTGTAAAATAATTTCAATATTCTAGAAGAGGAATATTTAATACTTTTCTAGGTTTATATTTTAATAAATCATATTCTTTTGTCGTTGTAGGGAATTCCTTCTCTCCATAAATATCTTGTAATAAAAACCATTCAAATAGACCGCCTACATAAATGTAAACATTATAAAACCCTAGAGAGTTTAGTTGAGTATATTTAGTATATATTTTGTCATCATTACAATTTCGTCCATAAATCGCAATTTTAATATTTTTATTTCCTGTTTGAATTAATTTATTTATAATAGTTTCTTCATTAGCTATATTCATAGTATTGGTTATTAAACAATTTTGCTCTTTTTCATCTAACGTATTAATTAATAAATGCGTTTGTGAATTGGAAATGATATACTGGACGTCTTCATAATTAATTTTTTGTGCGGATTGTGTATTTCCCATTAATATTATTATGAATAATGATATTAAATTATTTTTAAATATTTAACTTTTATATTCAAGTTACTTTTTTATATTATTTTTTTGTATCAAATACTTTTGAAAAATCACCGTTCATATAATGAAAATATAAAAATGATATCAAACCGATAATAACATCAGCTAATAGATACTTCCAAGCATTTGTATTACCATAAATAGCATTGTAAGCGAATAAAAAATATAATAAAGAATGCAATGGTCTTAGATCATTCCACCATATTTTATCTCCAAAAACTTCAGCTCCTGTTTTTCTTGTTCCAGTTAAAAATAAATAAATAAATCCTATTGCTGGTAATAAAGCCAAATATCCTAAGTATTTTAAATATTTTTTTGTAGCATTTTTAGCAATAAAAACTATTGCCGTTCTGGATCCAATACATCCAAATAAAAATAACAAAAATCTTTTTTGTAAATTATTCATTTATAATATATTATAAAATTATATTATTATAATATAAAAATATAAAAATATTAATGAAACCGCACAACAATTTCTACCTCTTCCATTTTCATACTTTTTGAAGCAGAAATAGATAACTCTTCTCTCTTCTTTCTTGTTTTAGAATTATCCGCAATAGTTTCTTTTCTCTTGGAAGTGCTATTTCGGCAATTCATATCCTTTTCAATTGTTTCATAAAATTCTTCAATATATTCTATTACACGATTTTCAATAGCCCACTTAAAAAAATTCAGCTGACCGATTGTGGTTTCAATAAATGTGCCGTTTTTATATGGAATACTTATTCTATCCCATCTACAAAAAGGGTCAAATCTTTTTTTACTATATGCTTTTAATTTAAGTTTATAATCAGGGTAAACTTTAAATCTTCTAGCGGGTTCGGTTTCACTATGTATTGCATATAGAGTATAATATTTTTTTGCGTAATTTGTTACAAACCAATCGACAATTCGTAAAGATATTTTAGATTCTCCCGTAATTATTTTAAGCATTCGGTCAAGCAATGACTCATTTTTATAAAAAACCATTAAGTTATTTAATAATAAATCATTTTGAGTAGTATATAATGTATTCATTAATTATTTATTTATTTATTATTTAAGTCGTTTACTAACTATTAAATATTTTTCATTCTTTATATTTATTACATTATTGTATTTAGTCGTAACTTATTCTCGTAATGAGGTATGCCAAATTTGTAAAGTTCTATTGTAAAAACTAAATTTACATTTTTTAATCACAAGAATATATACATGAGTAATTTACAAAATACTTTTTTTAGCCCTTTAAATAAAGACGCTTGTTTTTATTTTTATTTTTTAACAGTTTTTTTCTTTATTGTTATTGTTATTGCTGTAATTTCTGGTGCGATATATATATTTAAAAACCCGACAAAATTAAGTTTTAATGTTATAATGCATTTTATATTGATAATTATTAATTTCTTTTTAATATACTTCGTAAATCGACTATATTATTCAATGTGTGTTAACTCTCTAAAATAAGAAGTTGCAAAAAAAAGAAAAATGAAAAGTCTATTATTTCTCTCTATCTGTTGTAGTATTTAGAGGTTTTAGGAACTGATCTCTAACAGAGACATCATTTACATAATCTGTATTTGATAAAAAAGGATTATAACCTATTTGTTGTATCATTTGTCTATCGGCTATTTTTGTATCTAAGTCTTCTCTCTTATTATTTATTTTAAATCCTTCATTTGCAACCGCAACTGTATTATTCATAATGCTCCATGTATTTTCATCGTGATTCAAAGAAGAAGAATAAGCAGCTTTTTCAATTTCTTCACTAAATTGTTTATTTTCTAATTCTTGAACGTGTTTTAATCTTCGTGACCTTTCATAAGGTTCTTTTTTGCTCCATTTCCATTCCATAATATAGATATTATGAAAAGAAATTTTAAACAAAATCGCACGCATAAAATAATATTACATCGATCGGAAAGAAAAATGAGACAAACTTTCTATAAAAAATAAAAATATCATTATTTTTGTTATCTTTACTACACCGACCAAAAATGAGGGAGACATTTTATGAAATAAAATTTTTTCTCTTGATTTAACATTTTAGACAAAATTATTAAATGATAAAAATTCTATAAATTGATGATTAATTTTATTTATATATATATATATTTATAATGGTGTTGTATGTTTGCTTAATTCCAAATAAAGGCGCACGCGTCGGACATCAAACTGATGACTATTTTTGTGTACTAACTTATTGTAACAAAAACAAATTTAACTATGTGTATCATCCATTTACTTGTAATTCGTTTAATTTTGAAAATGTACTAAAATTTAATACGTTGCACGTGTATAATTATGAAAATATATTTAATAAAATGGATAAAGTTATATCCATAGATTGTTTAGTGAAGTTAAACAATTCTGAAGAATTAAACATATTAAATCGATTAATTGAATTGCAAAAATCCAAAGAACAAATTATGTTGTTTGATAGTATTTGTGGTAATGAAAAATACAAGCAAATTCTAAATTTTAACATTAATAATGATGATATTAATGAAACTAAAAAACAACATAGAGGTTGCCTTCTGTCATATTATAAAAACTTTGTTTTAACAGATTACATTTGCGTTCATATTCGTTGCGGAGATATAATAAATAACACGTCGCGACACTTAAGCATAAATTATTTTATAGGTAAATATAATTATCTTATATTAAAGTTTCCTGAATTAAAAAAACTACCTGTTTATATAATTACAGAAAGTAACTTTACTGATGATAAAATTTTATATGAACAAATATTAGGTTGCAATATAATAAAGACAGATGAAATAACATCCTTTTATTATCTTGTAAATTGTAAATATTTAATTGCTTATAGAAGTGGTTTTTCTAATTTGGCTTATATTTTAGGAAATATGAAAGTAATAAAACCTCCTAATGATTGGAATAGTTATTTTGATAATTTGTTAAACTAATGTAATTTTGTTATATTATTTATCTTTTTTAATAATATTTAGTTGTTTCGTAAACAAAAATTTTTCATCAGTTCGTCGTCTTCTTTTTAAATTGCATTCTAAACACGCTAAATGATAATTATCTATATTATGTCCTAGGTTATTATCAACCCTATCAACAGACCACTGCCTACTTTCTCTCGATATATCATATAAAACAAACATTTCTTTAAGACAATAGCGACATTTTAATTCGCATTCAATCATTTTTATAATAACAGATTCATAAGTTAAAAATTTTGTTTCATCTAACCTTTTTTTATTTTTGTCTTGTTGTTTATATCCACTTATTTTTTTATTTATTTCTTGAATTGCTGTTTTAGAGATTTTATTATCACTTATAGAGTTAAAATTATTATTAAATATATCATTTATGATTTTTATTTGGTCTAAATATACAAATGTTTCATTTAAAAAAGCCCAATTTTCTGTTTTGACACGTTTTTTTACTTCTTTTTTATTTTCATATCCATTTTTATTTTCGCTAACTAACTTTTTCATTTGGTATTTATTATTTGTTCCTGAAATACTTATTATTTTTGGTGCATCATTATCATCCATATATAATTTTATATATTAAATAATATATACTAATATAAAATTTTTTTTATAAATATATATTTTGTGAAATTGAGTTAAACTTATATTAATATAATAATGTATACAAAATGGAAGAACCTACCGAAACAATTGATGAATGCCAAGAGCTTAAAAATATAAAATATAAAACTATGTTATTAAATGGTAATGCTTTGCTCGAAACAAAAACATCAAATAATGTTTCAAACTTAGAAATGTTTTTAGAAAATGAAAAAAACAATAACAGTAATGAACCGTGGTGTAAACTAAATAAAACTATAAAGACAAAAAAAATAATTGATTATGTTGAATTATATAAAAAAGAAAATAGTTTAGATGATGAAGAAGCGAATTTACTTGCTGTTTTTTTAAGAGACTGCGTTGACAGAAAAAAATTACACAGAGTAAAAGATGTTAGTTACGACAAAACAAACGGAGCCATTAAAGACATTCCAGCATTAACATATATAAAATCCAGTAAACATTTTACGCTAAAAAATGTAGATAAACGTATTTCGACATTGAAATCATTGGCGCCTAAAAAAAATAACGGAACAATTAAAAATAAATCTTTACAAGAAGAAATAAATTTTACTCAAAATTATGAAGTGTAAAATAAAAAATATAAATAATAATAATAATATTAAAAACATTATTTAAATATAATATAGTAATGCTAATTTCGGAATTAGAAGATCTTGAAGATATTATTGACACATTAGTATTTGAAGATGAACCAACTATTTTTACGGAGGAAACTGTGTTAGATCTATTGGAAACAACTATTCATTTAATAGACTGGTATTTAATAGAAAATACTTCGGTTATAACAGAACCGGATTTTTTTGAGATAATCACAGAAGAAATCAAGGATTTATTTTACATCCAATTCGAAGAACATATTTATGCGAGTGATTATGTAGAGGAAGACTTAAATAATGTTTTAGATATTGTAGTTAATATTTATATTTCTACATTTTATCCTGAAAAAATAGAAAGTAAACAAGAATACGAAGATAAAGAAGATCAAGTCAAAGAAGATGATGAAGAACAAGTAAAAGAAGATGAAGAAGAACAAGTAAAAGAAGATGAAGAAGAACAAGTAAAAGAAGTAAAAGAAAAACTCAAATTGGGTACAAAAATCCAAAAACTTAGAGATACTCCTCAACCAGTACAAAGAACGCAAGAGTGGTATAATTTTCGTTGGAATTTAATCACAGCAAGTAACGCTTGGAAAGCATTTGAATCGCAAACAACAAAAAATCAACTTATTTATGAAAAATGCCAACCTCTAAAGAATGTAAACGACGAAAATGAAGAAAAAATGGTAAATACAAATTCACCGCTTCATTGGGGACAAAAATATGAACCACTTTCTGTTTTATTATACGAACAAAAATATAATACACGAGTTGACGATTTTGGTTGTATACGTCACCCAACATATTCATTTTTAGGAGCTTCTCCAGATGGTATTGTCGTAAACGAAGATTCGTCACGTTATGGGCGTATGTTGGAAATAAAAAATGTAGTAAGTCGTGAAATAAATGGCATTCCAAAAAAAGAATATTGGGTCCAAATGCAACTTCAAATGGAAGTATGTGACTTGAATGAATGCGACTTTCTTGAAACAAAATTTACCGAATACCAAGACTCTCAATCTTTTTACGATGATTCACGAGTAGACAAGGAGACGGGATACGCTGACGTAACACTTTCGGCTAACGGAAAAACAAAAGGAATAATATTATATTTTCATACAAAAGAAGGAAAACCATTTTACGTTTATAAACCGCTTCAAATTATAAACAATGAAGACATTAAATACTGGGAAGAAACAGAACTTGATAAGTACGAAGCAGAACCATATAATTATATATTTTTAAAATTTATTTATTGGAGACTAGACGTATTCAGTTGTATTTTAGTATTAAGAAATAACGAATGGTTTAAAAACAATATATCTCAACTAGAAAGTGTTTGGAAAACAATTGAAGAAGAACGTGTAACAGGTTATACACACAGAGCTCCAAATAAAAAACCTAAAAAGGAAGCATATAATAAACCTTCACTTGAATCGCAAGGCTGTCTACTAAAATTTACAAATGTAATTAAACTAGATAATTAATATAAAATATTTTGTTGATCGCTTCTAAACGGTAACAAATTATTGTTTGTTATAAAATAATTAATACGAGTTCCACATCCTGGTCTTAAAGGTGGCAAAGGTTTAACAACATTTGATTTATTGTTTATTTTATTGTATAAAGTACCACACATAGAAGCAGGCGTGCATCTCCCAACATCAGGATTGTTAGGATATCTAATATTATTCGTTATTTGTGCGTAAGAACCTAATTTAAAAATAGGATAATTCCACCACATACTACTCGCTGTGCTATTTGATATTCCATTTATGCCAGTTATTGGATATGAATCTTGAAGTAATACATCGGTTTCCGCATTAGGAAAATTCCCTGTAGCATAAGCTAAATGATAATTAGAAAACCCATCTTTGTTTGTTTTAAATTGTTGTATAATATGAAAAGCATATGGTAAAAACAGAGCTAAAACTAAAATAAAAAATAAAAATACAGATTGTTTCATATATATAATTTATATATTATTTTGTGAATTATATATTATTTTTATTCTTTAAAAAACAGGTTTAAAACTAAACTAATAATTAATATAATAACAATGGACGTTTCTATCGAAATGAGAGTAACAAAACGTGACGGTAAACTACAGGATGTTGCCTTTGATAAAATCTTAGAGAGAGTAAAAAAATTAGGTAAAGAAGCTAATATTCGCATTAATTATTCTTCATTAGTAAAAAAAGTAATAGATCAAATATATGATAAAATACCAACATCAAAAATAGATGAACTACTGGGAGAACAATGTGCCGCTTTATCAACAAATCATTATGATTATTCTATATTAGCGGCGCGTATTATTATATCAAATCATCAGAAAAATACGGAAGACAATTTTTTCAATGTTATGAAATCATTATACGAATTTAAAGACGTACATAATAATAGTTTTCCACTAGTATCTGAAACGCTTTGGAATTTCACGAAAATGCATGAAACGACTATTAATGATATGATAGATTATAATAGAGACTATTTAATAGATTATTTTGGTTTTAAAACCTTGGAAAGAGCGTATTTATTTAAATGCGGAGAAAAAGTTGTAGAGAGACCACAACATATGTGGATGCGTGTAGCAATTGGAATTCACGGAGACCCAAATCATTTAGACCAAAAAGAATATTTAAGGCTAGTTAAAGAAACATACGATTTAATGTCAAATAAATATTTTACACACGCAACCCCTACTTTATTTAATGCCGGAACACCTCGTTCTCAATTATCAAGCTGTTATTTAATATCAATGGAGGATGATAGTATTGAAGGAATTTACAATACACTTAAGGACTGTGCTTTAATTTCGAAATATTCTGGAGGCATTGGTTTACATATACATAATATTAGGGCAAAAAACTCCCATATTAGAGGAACAAATGGAAAAACGGATGGCATCGTTCCTATGTTGCGCGTATTTAACAATACAGCACGATATGTAAACCAAAGCGGAAAACGAAATGGGTCTTTTGCCATATATTTGGAACCGTGGCACGCCGATATTGAAGATTTTTTAGAACTCAAAAAAAATCACGGTGATGAAGAGTTAAAAGCAAGAGACCTTTTTTATGCTCTTTGGGTTTCTGATCTTTTTATGGAACGTGTAAAACAAGATGCTAACTGGTCTTTATTATGTCCCAATGAATGTCCTGGATTAGCTGACGTTTATGGAGAGAAATTTAATGAACTTTATGAAAAATATGAGAATGATGGAAACGTTCGTAAAGTTATTAAAGCGCGCGATTTATGGTTTAAAATTTTAAATTCACAAATGGAAACAGGAACGCCATATATTTTATACAAAGATGCTGCGAATAAAAAATCAAATCAACAAAACCTTGGTACAATAAAGAGTTCTAACCTTTGTACTGAAATTTTAGAATATTCTGATGATAAGGAGACGGCTGTATGTAATCTTGCGTCTATTGCTCTTCCTGCGTTTGTTAATGAAAACACAAAAAATTTTGACTATGAAATGCTTCATTCTGTTACAAAAGTTGTAACCAATAATTTAAATCGTGTTATTGACATAAATTTTTATCCTACAGAAAAAACAGAAACCAGTAATTTGCGTCATAGACCTATAGGTATTGGAGTCCAAGGTTTAGCGGATGCATTTATGTTAATGGATATTCCCTTTCATTCAGAAGAAGCAAAAGAAATAAATAAATTGATTTTTGAAACTATTTATCATGCTTCATTAGAGAGAAGTAACGAAATAGCATTAGAAAGAGCCATAAATATAAACAATATGTTAAAAGGTTCGGACTACGCTTTATTAGCAAATCACGTAAATAAATATGATCTTTCTGTATTGTCAAATTCACATCCAAATTTATATGGAACATATAGTTCTTTTGAAAATTCGCCTGCATCAAAGGGACAATTACAATTTGATATGTGGGATATTAAACCAAGTGAAAGTTATGATTGGATTACCCTTAAAGAAAATATTATAAAGCACGGTCTAAGAAACTCACTTTTAGTAGCACCAATGCCTACTGCTTCTACATCGCAAATTTTAGGATATAATGAATGTTTTGAGCCTTTTACGAGTAATTTGTATTCTCGTAGAACGCTAGCTGGTGAATTCGTTGTAGTAAACAAGTATTTGATGAAAGAGCTAATTGATTTAGGTGTATGGAACGAACAAATAAAAAATAATATTATTGCGAATAAAGGTTCAGTTCAACAATTAACATTCTTACCAGAAAATACGAAAAATAAATATAAAATCGTTTGGGAAATGCCTATGAAACATTTAATAGATATGGCTGCTGATAGGGGTGCTTTTATTTGTCAAAGTCAAAGTTTAAATTTATGGTTAGAAGACCCCACGTATAATTCATTAACTTCTATGCATTTTTACTCTTGGAAAAAAGGGCTTAAAACAGGCATTTATTATTTAAGGAGAAAAGCAAAGCATCAAGCACAGCAATTTACTATAGAACCAGAAGCAAAAGAAAGCGCAGAAGTGAAAGAAGATATTTGCGAAATGTGTTCTGCTTAAATAAATATTTTTTGTAAAATGTTATATTATATAAAAAATATAAAATTTTATAATAACCTCTTTTCATTATTATGTTCGATATCTAAAATGTCATTATTCTCACTAAAAACCAAATAGTTTACTTTATTCATAATATAATAAAATGGCATTTTTACATTATCGTACACGTTTTCCACAAAATCTATATGGTCGTTCATTTTTTTACAATCTTTTTCTAACACTTCTAATATTTTATCAATTTTTTTTTCAATTATTTTAAACTGATTTTCAAATTCCAAAAATTTGTTTTTCAAAAAATCACTATCGCATTTACTTATGTCTATTTTTTCATTTTCGTTACTCATTATAACATAGTAAACATATATATTTTTGTATGAAATAACTAATAACAATAGAAAATATAAATGCTAAACTTCCCCACAAGCCAGCGCCAAGTTTTTTGTAATAAATATTAAGACGTTCGCCAAAAACTTTGAATTTATAAATTAAAATATCAAGTATATATCCTATTATAAATGCTAAAATACAAAAATAAATTAATTTTTTAAAATTGTTAGGTATAATAAAGCCAAATAAAAAATAAGAAAAAAACATATTTATTACAAGACCAAATAAAACAGTTATACCAGCATCAAAAGCGGATTTTATAATAGATTGTTTATAAAAATAAGATTGTAAAGACTTTACTATATTAAAATTCGTAGATAAATCATTCAAAATAATATCAGAGATAAAAGAAACAGCAAAATTTAAGAACAAGAATATGAAAATTGATTTCTTTATGCTCATTATAATTATACATTTTATTTAGAATAAAAGTAAAATCAATTTATGCCTTTGTAAATATTAAACCTATAATATTTACAAATAAATTTTTACACCTTTTTACATTTCAGACGCCGATTATTCTTTTGAAAAAATTGTTAATGTTTTGTCTACATTTTTGTGATTATCATATATAAAAAAGGTATTTGAAATGTAAAAAGTGTAGAATCAATTATTCTTCAAAAGTATAAAATTTTCTTTTGAATAACCAATGACAGCACACGCAATTCTTTTGCCTGCATTTCCTGTTTTTAAGCTTTCCGCATTTACACCTTTTCCACAATCATCTTCATCTTCGTGAATTATTAAACCCCTACCAATAATATTACACTTTGTGCCGCGAAGTTTAATAACGTTATCATAAAATGTATATTTAGCTTCGCCCTTACTATTTGTATGGATATTACCTAAATCTCCAACGTGTCTCTCTTTTATACCAGGACAACCGTGACTGCTACCATAAGGATTAAAATGAGCGCACATACTCGTACATTTATCCGTTAAATCGCCTGCCTCGTGAACGTGAAATCCGTGTTTGCTTTTTGGTTTTAAACCTATAATATTTAAATTTATTTGGATACAATTATTTACTAAATCTTCATTAAATTTAACATTTCCTTTTATATTACCATCAAATACAGCTATTGCATAAATTGGTTTTATAGACATTATACAAATAATACATATTTATTTTTATATTATATGAAAATAAAAAAATATATGATATAAAAATATAATATAAAAAAATATATCATAAACCATTTACACCTTTTCTCATTTAAAACGCCCATTTTACACCTTTTTTCATTTAAAAATGCCTATTATTTTTGTATCTTCGTATGTCATACTCTGTATCATACCTACACCATTCTCCACAAAA